CTTGGAATTCGAATTCTTTTTCCCCGCCCTTGCGTGCTGCAGCAAAAGCGGCTTGAAATGGAGACAGTTGTTTAGCCATGTTTATTTCCTCGCAGCTAACGCATCAATTTTTGACTCAAGGCGTTTAAACCCATCGTCAAAGTGTTCACGAATCTTCTCAAGATCTGCCCGGACTTCAGCGCGTGTAATGTGATCTCTAGCAACTTCTTCACGTGTACGGTTCAGCAAAATACTGATCCGGTTCAGTTCGTCAAATTTACCCTTAACTAAGAAGCTCATGACAGCCACTATAGCGCTGAGTATCGCGTTCCAAATCATCATTTCCATACTGCTTCACCACTTCGTTTTATCTGCCCAATACGCAGCCGACATCTTGCCTTTGGCAATATTCTTCGCGTGGCGAGCTTTAAAGGATTTGCGTTTGGCTTTCATGCGAGCGGACTCACCAGCCTTCGGTTTACCGGCAGTACCAGAAACAGTACCAACCTTTTTGCCCTGTTCGCCAAAACGAATAATCTTTTCCTTGCCACCCTCACATGCCTTAACGACATGTGATTTTTTAGGGTGGGAAGGAGTCGAGCGTGGCTTATTACAAGCCATCGTTTTCTTCGATATTGGCTTACTAGCCATAAATAATCATTGCCGAGTCAGCACCGGTAATTTCAGCATACACGGCGTTTTGAGCCAGAATGCCTTCACCCGGCAGGTTGATCCAGAATGTACCAGCGTCAGCCTTTGCAGGTGTATTGACAGTAATCAGGATAGGCGCGGTGTTAGCAGTGCCATCACGCAATACGACAGACCCAGCCGCGTCGGAAATACCGTAGATGGTTTTAATCCGAACACGACCGAGGTTGCCGTCGTTTTGATCCTTGACCTGACCGGCTGTATCGAATGGCTTTGACGCTTTAACGTCAGTTTGCATAGCCATGACGGTCCCCTATTAAACAGATGCAGCTACGAGTGGGCTAATGCGGCAAAGCCAAGCATCGTTTTGGTTTCCGTTGCCAATCCACTCAGCAAAATGCAAAGGAGGAATGTTTACAGAAGCAGCGGAATTAACAGTTTGGCCAGAAGCAGCAGCAATAACATGAGTCAAAGTACCGCTGGCATTAAAAATGGCGCCACGGATACCGTTGTAACGCGGATCTGGGTTATCAAAAGTACCTACAACCACAGGCAAAGTAACAGTAATAGCGCCGCTTGGGCCACCGTTATTTTCATTATTGATAACAAAGCTGCCGCCGGTTTGTGCCTGCGTCAAAGTAAAGTTTGTAAGGGGGGTTGAAACTACGGGAATCATGTAGCCTGCGTTCGATTGAACCGGGCCAGAAAACGTGGTCTTTGCCATTAGAGTTTCCTCATGCACGAGTTGCCCATCAGTCTGTGCATCGTCCGCCGGGTCGGTCTGCTGGGCTAAAAATAGTTCCCGGACTTAGTTGTTTATAAGGTTATTTTTACTACCTGTCAACACAAATAAAAAGCCCCTCCGAAGAGGGGCTCCATTAAGCACGAGGCTTAATTATCAAGCACCCGGACTTCCGTACACGCCGAGCGGGTCACTCCAGCCAAATGAGTATCTCTCTCTCGCCTTGTAACGAACGTTTCCTGTGTCAAAATCACCGTCCATTGATGTACTCATCGGAGTACGGACAAAGTGCTTCAGACCGTTAGGAACGTCAGTCGTCAAGAACCAAGCGTCATTGTCAGTCAGGAAGTGGTTAACGGTGTAACCTTCCGGAATGGAGCCGTTGGTCTTGATAGCGTTGATGTCGTTATCGGCAGTGCCAACACGCAGCTCGGTCTCGAGGAGACGAGTTGCAACGAACATCAGGCTAGGCGGAACAATCAACTTCTTCGGCTTGGCTGCGATCAACAGGCCACGCTCGTCAGTCCAACCAGCGATCTGAATAACAGCGGCTTCCAAAGAAGTCTCATTCAGGTCAGCTGCAACTGAAGGTTCGTTGCTGTTGTCGCCACCAGAAACCAGAGGATGCGCAGTTGAGAACAGTTCGACGCCATCACCACCGGGGAAGGCAGAGTTGAAGCCATTGTTCAGAATTGCAGCAGCTTTGGTTTGCTTGGTGTATGCCATAGCACGAGCCAGAGCTTTGGTATAGCGAGAGCTCAGAGAATCGTAGAGGTTATCTTCGATTGCTTCTTCGGTCAGGCTGAAGCCCAAAGCGATGGTTTCGTGGTTGTAGCGTGAAGTCCAAGCTTCTTGGCCGTTGTCATACGCGATGGCAGAACCTTCGTTTTTGACAGGAGCGGCTGAAAAGCCAGACAGTTTGGTTTCTTCTTCAAAAGAACGCTCAGAGCTTTCGGTTTCGAAAATCTCTTTGTGCTCTTCACCATAGCGAGAATACTCCATACCGAACAACGCGTTCAGTCCCGGGAGCAGCTCTTTCAGTAGTTGTGCGCGTGAAATAGCCATTGATTACTCCTTAAACACCGGTTGTACGGTCGAACTGAGTGAGATTGATTTTCACAATCACCTCGGGATAGACGATATTTCCACCAGATTCAAACGCAGTTTCTGGAACAACGTCAACGACGCGAACCACGAAAGTAGCGGTTGTGTCTTCAGTGCCAGCTTCAACAGAAACGCCGGAATTACCGGTGTTGGTGTTGCCAGTACCTTGGACCAGTTCCATGTTAGAACCGATGGAAGCCAAAGAAGCAGAGCTCATATCGCTCGAGCCATCAGTAACAGCAACCTTGTAGCAAGCTTGGCTGTCAATAACAATTTTAGCGCGTGCGCTGGCCATGCTAGTACCGGCGTAATACTGACCGTTCAAGCGTTGACCTTGTGCATTGGTGAACTCAACACCGACAAACACGCCGACTGGGAAGCCAGCATCTGTGCCAGTGAATTTTTCAATTGTGCCGCCCGTAACAATTTGAACCAAGTCACCGTAGAAGATTGCGGTATTGTAGTTAGATGCAATTCCGTAAGTACGGGTTGCGCCTGCATACGGCATACCATCGACACGGTTAATTGGCTGCAAACCATAAGGACCACTTACAGTAGGATAAGCCATGTTAAACTCCTAGAAAGTTATTTACCTTTACCGAATGACGTTCCAGACTTACGCTCTTTAAAAAGAGGCATCCTTGGGTCATTCTCTCTCATGAAGTTGTTGTCTACTGATTCGATCTGATCCCTCGTTTGCTTGTCAAAGTATTCTTTGCGTTGCATAACGAATTCTTCAGGCATCTTACAGAGCAACAAACCCGCGACCTCAATGTTGTCTTTAAAGCGACTATTGGGGTCAACCAGCAGTTTAAATTGGGGTTGTTCTTCGATTCGTACAGGTTCCCAGCCTTCTCGCATTTTGGACGAGATATTACGGGCGTCTGGTTGATTCAAAGTCGAAACCCGGACCCAACGGTACTGATACCCCGGCTGCTTATCAGGCTGCGGAAGGGTTTCAGGGCGCATCCACTGCTTTGGACGCTCTGCTACAGTACGTGTGTCTAATTCGCGTGCAAGTCTATTCTCAGCCATTTTGATTCTCCAATCTCATCTTTTCTTTAGCATATTGCTCGGGTGTTAAGCCGAACTTCTTAGCGAGGTTTAATTCGCTTTGCTTTAGCACAATCCGTTTGGAAGACGTGCTTCTGGATGCCGGAGCAACCACCGTGGCGGGTTTGCTATCTGTACGCTGCCCGGGCCTGCCGCCCCCGGATTGCGTTTTCTCTTCCCCGAAATAATCCGGGAATCGGCGTCGCATTGTTTCATCAACACTCTGCCAATACTCATCAGTTCCGATGTACTGCTTTCCGAACTGACGTTCGAGCTTTTGATGATAACCCAGTGCGAGGGCTGTCATCTCTGGGTCTGTTCCCCACCAAGGATTGCGCTCTTGCCACGCTAATGTCTTGGAATCTGGGGTCGGAACCCGTACTTCTTCTCTATTATCTACATCAATTTCAGGCGTTTGTAAAGGGGCACGATAGTTTAAAATCTGCTGGCGCTTAAAATTAATTTCAGACATTTTGTTCTGAGCTTCGATAACTTGGTCGGTATCACCAGAGTCATACGCCTCTTTATAGGCGCGTTTCGCCATCTCCATTTCCAGCTCAACCGAGTTCTTAACAGTATCGATAAACTGTTTTTCACCTTCGGTCAGCGTGCTACGCAGGCGCTTGTTTTCATCCAAGGCCTTTTTGGCAATAGCAATCGCTTCTTGGTGTTCGCGCAAAGCAGCCTCTTTAGCCCGGCGCTCATCGTGCCAGACCTTTTTCATTTGCTTCATGCGTTCTTTGACTTGTTCGGAATAACTCTCGAGGTCGTCGTTCTCCAAGGCTTCAACGATCTCTTTGGGCATCGGCTGGCGGCCTCTGTCCTCTTCAGGGGTATCGTCTTCTACCTGAATATCAACATCAGGTTTTGCCGCTTTGACTTCTTTCGCTTCCTTTTCATCAGGAAACTCAAACTCCATCTCGTACTCTTTTGCTTCGTTAGTAGCCATCTTGTAGGCCTCCTTTAGTTGCGACTAATGCCACGAGGGTCTTCTACAACTCCCTCGACGCTGTCATCGTTGATAATACGGAATTCACGACCGTGAATCTTCAGACGGGTACCAGCGTGTGGACGTACCAGCACGAAGTCTCCCTCTTTACACCACGGGCCGCTTGGGAAACGCGATGAGTCTTTATAGCAATCCGGGCCCATTTTGACGACAAACAGAACTGTTGTGAGCAGCTCCTCGTGCATCATGGTCAAATCAGACTTTAATAGCCCAGACTCGTACTTGTTATCAATCTCTGGGATTGCGCACAAAATACGGTAGCCTGACGGATCAGGTAACTGCTTGGCTTTTTGTTCGGCAGTTTCGGGAAGTGTGGTTGTTTCTTCAGGATTATCGGGGTTTGTGCCGATAAGTAGTTCACTCATCATCATTCTCCATTCGGTCAGATGTTTCGTTGATAATATTGCTGGCGATAAGCAAGCCGCGATAAACCCCACATGTGTGTTGATACACGTGGAAATCATGCGCCTTACCCATTACCAACTCTTCTTCGATGACACGCATCTCGGTTTTCAGCTTGTCAGACAGATACTTCAGTAACTGGTCGTTCATTCAGGCTCCGCTGGTGGTTGGGGCGTTTGTGGTGCTTGTACTTGACGGTTTTGCGTTTGTTGCTCTTGTAACAATTTCTGCTCAGCAAGGCGTTCTTGCTGCAGTTCGCGTCCAATTTCCATACCCAAACGCACACCATCTGTTTGCTCTTTTGAGGCCATCTGAGCTTTGTCGTTGGCGATACGTGCGCCAACCTGAAGACCCGCGATACGCTCTTGTGCAGCGATGCGTTCTTGCTCTACCCGAATTTGTTCTGCCTTTGCCGTTGTATCCAACAGCAGCTTCATCTTCTTCAGCTCGGCTTCTTGTGCCTTGATCTGAACTTCTTGCTGCTTCATCTGGACAATAGGATCTTGAGCCGCTTGCTCGGCTTGTTGTTGCGCAACCTGACCTTGGTTATTTTGCAGCACTTGTTGCGCCGCAGCGGCCGCCAAACGGGAAATCTCCACCTCGGTAGCCTCGTCCATTTCTGCATTTGGAGCAGGGTACGGAACACCAGCGGCTTCTTCGATCTGCTTGCGGTATTCGAATGCCAAGTGTTCTTGAATATGGGCAGCCAACGCAGCTTGGATTGCTGGCGCCATTGGGCTTTGGCCAATCAACTCGCCCATTTTTGGATCTTGGGCAGCCGCCATGTGCACCGTGATATGCGCCTGATGGTCCTGATAAATAAAGGCTTTAACTGGCTTATTTTGAATAAGATCCATGTTTTCTGACACAGGATCGCGTGGTTTCTGGTCGTCTTCTATTGGCACGAGTTTTGCAGCGTTCTTTATCCCCAGCACTTCCAGCATCTGGCGGTGAAGATAAGGCAAGTCGTACAACTGCGGTGCTTGTGCCGCCAACTGCATGACTGCTTGATACTGCACACC